CCAAGGATCAGCTGCAGATATGACAAAAAAAGCAATGTTGGACCTATATAAAGAAAATATTATACCACATATACAGATTCATGATGAATTAGATATCTCAGTAGAGTCCAAAAAACATGCAGATAAAATTATTGATATTATGCAAAATGCTGTTAAGTTGCATGTCCCCAATAAAGTAGACTATGAGTCTGGAGAAAATTGGGGAGACATTTACGATTAACCAGGAGGAAACTATGGAAAAAGTAAAACAAGTATGGACATTAGCAAAAGCTAATCCAAAGATATCTGCCGCTGTTGTGGTAGTAATCATTGCCATATATTTTTTAGTAAACTAGGAATTATATGATCGATGGCCTATTTGAATGCGAACATTCCTGTGATCTATTCACAGATCAAGAGAGAATATCTCTACGATCTTAAGGATCATCATGGAGAAGTTGAAGACTGCATTATATTTGGCCTGGCATCGATTACAGGGCGTCCTATACTCTTTCACGCGATTATGGAAAATGGTGCTGTCTTTTACAGGCTTCCTATCTCCGCGTTCATTCAAAGAGGATTTAAAGCAGATCAAGTTCCTAGATATAGACTTGATGAGCTGGAGTTGTGGAATTGCTTTAGTTA